CAAAAAATCGTTTCACATTTACCCCCTTGCGCTCGGATGAAAAATATGGTATAATGGTAATTGAGTTAAGGTTTCCCTTCTCCTGCGCCACTGAGCACCCCCCTCCATGCTCGGGCCGTGCCAGGAGGCAGGGAGCACCCCAAGCCGTGATGTTTGGGGTGCATCTTTGAGGAGGGCTGAGGGTGGCATACGTTTCGAAAACGGGAAAACGCACCAACGCGAGAGTCAGGGATGCGCGAGCCAAGAAGGCCGTCTTCCTGCGCATGGACAAGACCCTGACGATCCGCGATATTGCGGACAAACTGAAGGTGGGGGCCAGTACCGTGGAACGCGATCTGAAGTGGGCCGAAAAAGCGAAGCTCTTTGCCAAATATGAAAAGGACATCTTCGACGGCCTCGTGCCCAAGGCCATCAGGTCGGTCGAATCGGCCCTGGACGATGGCGACGGCCAACTGGGCCTGAAGATCCTTGAGGGCGTCCGCCTGATTCGGGGGGCCAAGACCAATCCCACCGAGACTGAAAAGAAAGACGATGAAGATCTGATGGTCCTCGTGAGCCGTTTGCGCGAGCAAGAGGCCCTCGAAGGGGAGACCATCGACGCCAAGCAACTGGGGGAGGGGCAGAAACTCCTGCCCACACGACCGAGTCCACATCATGACCTACATCGCACAGATGCCCTTGTTCGAAGCCTTGATGGAGGGGCGCTTCCGGCCCGACATGGACGTCGTCCACAACGAGGAGAAAAACGTGTGGCGGATCAGTTGGACCGACACCACGGGCCGGGAGATTGCCGCCGAAGATGTTCGGCGCGACTCTGCCATCCAGGCCTTCCAGGCCCAGCTGTACGAGGACGTCAAGGATAACAAAGTCACCGGATGGTAACCGTCGAACGCATCCCGCTGGATTTTGTTGTCCGGCAGGACAAACTCATGAAGCCCCTCTGGATGGCGCTCACGCCCATGCAGAAGGTGACGGTCAAAGCCTTTTATGGGTTGCCGTTGGCGGGGGCTGAGGAACATCGGATGTGGGCGATCCTGAATCAGGCCGCCACCTTCGACGCCCTCGGGTATCCGATTGAGGTCTTCGAGTTTCCCTACGAGCCCCGCGAGTTTGACACCCTGATTGTGTTGGCCGGCCGCCGATCCGGCAAGTCCTATGTCAGCGGCTTCGTGGCCCTGTACGAGATTCTGTTCGGGGGGCACACCAGCCCCACCTACATCGAGCCCGGCCAAGACGTCATCGTCCCGTACATCGCGCAGGACCTGCCGACCGCTCGGGCGAACATGAAGTACATCGCCATCTTCGCGCAGAAGGTGGACGCCTTACGCAAACGGTTGAAGGACGTCAAGGCCGATTACATCAAGTTCGATAACGGGATCACCGTGCAGATCGAACCCCCGACCATCAAGACGGGCCGCGGGTGGGCGATCCCGATGGTGATCATGGACGAGGTGGGCTACTGGTACAAGTTGGTTGAGAGTGCCAACCCGGACTTCGAAGTGCAACGTGCCGTGAGCGCGGCGCAAAGCCAGTTCCCACACAAAAAGCAGCTGTTGATCAGCAGTCCCTACATCGAAGTGGGGATTCTGTGGGACGCAGACCGAGCGGGCACGAACGGGTATAAGTTGGCGGAGGGGGACGAAGAGAAGGGCGCCTACCAGGGGACGTTGGTCCTGAAAGCCTCGACCGCGGCGGTGCAGAACCCGCGCGGCCCCTCAAAAGCCCGGCTCTTGATCGAACAGATTCGCGACCCGGATGGCTTCAAGCGCGAATACCTCGCGCAGTTCACGTCAGCCGTCAACGGGTTTTTGTCCGCCGACGTCGTCAAAGAGGCGGTGGTCAAGGGGTTGAAAGAGGCCTCGCGCAAAGAAATTGAGAAGTCGGGCATGCGGCCGTACTATGTGGCGGTGATGGACCCGGCGTTTCGGCATGACACCTTCGCCTTCGGCATTTTCCATCGCACGGCGAAGGGGGAGATCCACATGGATCTTCTGCGGACCTGGGAACCCAGCCCAAAATTGGGGTTGCGACTTGATCCGCGTCAGATTTTGGAAGAGATCGCCACCCTCTTGAAAGCGTGGCAAGTCAAGCTGGTGTATAGTGACCAGTACCAGTTGGAAGCCCTCCAACAGTTGGCGCTCCAGTTGGGGTTTTCGATCATCGGGCACGACTTCACGGGGAAAAGCAAAGCGAAGCTGTACGGCTCACTGAGCAAGGCCCTGCAGTTGAAGCAACTCAAGTTGCTCGATATCCCGGTTATCTACCAACAGCTGGTGTTGCTGCAAAAAAAGTTGAATCCGATGGGGGGCGTCATGATCTCGGCGCCCTCGGGCAAGCGGGATGACGTCGCCACGGTGGTGGCCTTGGGCGCGGGCATGAGTCTCCAGATGCTCCCGCAATTCGAACCGAAAGTGCGGCGCGAACCGACCTTGGTCGCGATGGGGCTGGCCCAGATCAAGCGCCAACAAATCGAGGCACGCAATGAGGGGGTATGGGTCTAACAACCTGGTGGCGCGGCACCAAAGCCCCCGCAACGGACACCATTACTGTCTTGTTGGACGAATTGCACGCGACCCGCGAGCAGCAAACGGCCTTGATGCTGGCCATGCTCGAACAGATGAAGGCGGAGAGCGAAACCCGCAAGGCATGGTTCGATCTCTTCAAGCCCCAACAGCAATCCAGTAGCTCGTATACCGAGCGGTCCCAGAAACGCGCTGAGGCCACGGCCCACACCATGGATGAGTGGGAAGAAATGACGCCGGCCCTCGCGGCCACTTTAACAAGGACGCCTGACTAATGGCCTTTGAGTCGTTACCCCCGTCGACGCTCAGTCAGCCCAATGGCGTGCCCATGGCCCCCTTGAGCGATCCGGAGACGGCGGCCCCGAAACCGGATACCAGCGCGGAGGATGCCCTGCTGGTCGGGGAGGTGTACCGAAAATTTGAGGCGCGGCGCGCCCTGCGCCGGCCGTACGAAGTCAAGTGGTACGTCAATGCCAGCGCCCTTGGGGGCTACCCGGATGTCCGCTTCAACGTGGATACGGAAAAGATCGAGATCAAGAAGGAACCCGCGCATCGAAAGCGCTATCGGATCAACTTGATCAAACCCAAGTACGTCGCGCGGGTCGCCAAGTACACGAAGAGCCCGCCCAACCCCACGGTCATTCCGGCCACCTCGGATCGCGAAGACCTGATGAACGCCCGGGCGAGTCAGAAGGCCCTGGAGTATCAGACCCGCAAGGGGCAGTTGCGTCAGCGATGGATGCAGGCCATGCAGTGGGTCCCCATCACCGGGAAGGCTTTCTGGTGGATTCGCTTCGATGACCAAGCTCAGGGGCTCAGTCCGCAGATGGTGACCGATGACATGGGCAAGTCGTCGTTGCAACAGACCAGCGGGGAAGTCAAGGTGGACTTTGGGTCGGCCTTTGAATTTCTGCCCGCGGATCCCGGGATTGAATTGCTGGGGGATCAGCCCGAGATCATGCGCGCCCGGATGGTCAAGCTTGATGACCTGAAGTCGAATGCCGAGTTTGCCGACCAATTGGAGGGGGTGGAGGGCGAAAGCCGCGACACCGACATCTTCTTCTACCAACGTCAGATTGCCGACATTGGGACCCGACTCCAAGGGTTGGCCAGCCGCCAGAATGTCGACGAGGACGATCCCAAGCCGTATGTGCTCCGGATCGAGACGTTTACCAAGCCCTGCGCGGAATATCCCCAGGGTCGGTATCTGGTGGTGGCCGCCCATAAACTCCTGCGGAAGCAGGACTCGCTGCCCGGCGAATTTGCGTCGTTGTGCCCGAACAATCCCTATCCGGTGGTGGAGTTCTGTGATGACGCGGCGCCCGGCCAGTTCTGGCCCGATGCCTTCGTGGAGCGCTGCGTCGGATTGAACAGCGAATATAATGAGTACCGTTCGAAGTTTGGCGAGAATCTCGCGCTGCACTTCTTCCCCAAGTTGATGGTGTGGAACCAGCTCGGGCTGGATAGCGAGAGCTACAACAACGAGGGCGGCGAGCGGCTGAACATGAACTACATCCCGGGGATTCCGCCCCCGATGTTCCTGCAGCCGGCCAATGTGGTGGGAGACGCGTGGAACGCCATTCAGTCCATCAAGAAGGAACTGGATGACGTGACGATGATTCACCCGCCCTCGATGGGCAGCCAACAGGGGACGAACAGCGGCTATCAAGTGAGTCTGTTGCAAGAGGCGGGCGATGCGGTCCACGGGCCCGCCATCCAACGCAATGCGATGGCGCTGGAAGAGGCCTACAACAAGATTCGCCACTTGATGAAGCTCTACGATACGCCGCGCTTGATCACGATTGCTGGCAAGAACAACATGCCCGAGATGGTCGAGTTCAAGTCGGCCAGTGTGGATGAGAACGCGGAGATCATTGTCGAACCCGATACGATGATGCCGCCCCTGCGCACGGCGCGGCTCGACATGATTCGCATGATGGCCAAGGATGGTCTCTTTGGCAACATCCAAGACCCCAAGGTCCTGAAGCGCGTCAATGACATGATCCGCATGGGGGGCTACGCCGAATTTGAGATTGACCAAGACCAGCGCGACCGCGAACAGGCGCAACATGAAAACCTGTTGATGGAGCGCGGGGAACAGCTGGCCAAGCCCATGCCCTGGGAGAACCATCTGCAGCACTGGGAAGATCACACCGACCTCTTTAAGAGCCCCCAGGCGCAGTTGTGGCAAGACGAGCAGTGGCGCCGGAACATTTGGCACGGGCTCGTCCACCTCAACTACATTAACCCGCAAGAGGCCATGATGATGGCCGCCGAGTTCAATCTGCAGAATGAGCTGGCCAAGTTCCAGCAACTGCACAACATGCAGCAGCAGCAGGCCCAGATGTTGATGGGCCCACCCCCGCAAGCCGGACCAGCCCCTGGGGGACCAGGGCCTCCGCCAATGCCGGGGGGTGGAGGGTCGATGCCCCCGGGAGCCCCTCCCCCGGGACCACCGCAGCCAGCTTAACGATTCCGAAGCCCTGCGCTTTCAAGCACAGCCAACCCCACCGGGGTCCTGTAAAGGAGTGAATCATGCCTATGGAGAACGTTGGAGCCCCGCAGCGAATGGATCATACCGCCCTCCAAGCCAAAGCCCTCGCGGTGATGGATGAGGAGCCCGTGGCCGATCCCGAGATTGCTGTGGAGGCCGAGCCCGTCAGTGCAGAGCCAGCCGACATAGAGCCCTCTGAACCCAAGGTGCTCGATTTCGCTGATGATTCTCTGGTGAGAATCAAAGTCGATGGGGCCGAGCAAGTTGTCAAGTACGCGGACTTCAAGGAGAAACTGCAGAAGGAAGCCGTCTGGACCCAACGTCAGCAAGCCTTGGCGCAACAGCGCCGGGAACTGGAAGCGTGGAGTACCCAGCAAGCGGCCGAGTTGCAACGTGCAGCTGAACTGATCAGCTACAAGGAGCAGGCCTTCAAGCAGTACGACCCCCTGGCCAAGTTGCAAGAAGCCTTGGTCCCGAAGCCACCGGCACCGAACCCCAACGAAATCGTCACCATCGGAGAACTCAAGGCGCACATTGAGCGACTGGAAACGCACGCCAGACAGACGACCGAGACCAGCCAGCGCGAGTTCCAACGGCAGCTGCAAGACGCCGCAGCGGGCTTGAAGGAACAACTGGCCCTGCAGCAGGATGCCCAGCAGTACACGAATCATTTGCAAGGGGTGGTGGCCAAAGCCGAATTTTCCCCCCTCAAGCACGTGATTCCGAACTTCGAGCAGAACCTGCGCGCCGAGGTCTGGAAACTCGCCCCGCAATCCACCAAGGAAGCGTACGAGTTTACCGAGAAGGTCGCGGACAGCTGGTTGGCCGCGTGGAAAGCCTCGCACACAACGGAAACCCAAAAGGCTGATGCAAAGAAAGCACAGGCCCGATTGGAGCCCGCGATTGGGAGCGATCCCCGCCCCAAGACCGCCATCAAGCCCGGCCGCGTATTGAACAAGCGCGGTAATACGGACTGGGCGGAATTGTCCCGGCGCGCGCAGGCCCTGATCGAATAACCCAGGAGTACGTCCCATGAGTCTGAATATCGCCACGACCGGCACCGGCATTCTGAAGACGGTCTACTTGCCC